CTCTACAAATTCAACTGTTTCTTACCTTAGTAATGGTGATGATGGTCTAGCCGTTACTTCTGCTGAAGTTCGTCAGGGTTGGCTGGCAATAGAAGATCGAGTTCAATACCCTGTAGACGTACTTCTTAATGCTGGTTATACCGCTATTTCAGTACAGAAGGAAATGGTTGCGCTAGCAGAACGTCGTTCTGATTGTATCGCTATCTTAGATGCTCCTTCGGATAGACAGCACCCCCAAGACCTACGTGATTATCGTATGTTTGAGTTGGATATTGACTCTACTTACGGAGCAATGTATACACCGGACATTGAAATCGAAGATATTAATACTGCAGAACGTAGGTTTATTCCTCCGTCCGGTCCTGTTGGTGCTACTTATGCTTATTCTGATCGTCTAACACAGAATATTGGAGCTCCCGCTGGTCTTAACAGAGGTAAAGTAACGCTTGCTGTTGGGCTTCGTCATATTTACACTGATCCACAGGAAGAACTACTATTCCCTGTCGGTATTAATGTAATCAAGGATCGTCCTAAAATCGGTCCAGTTGTTATGGGTGAAGAAACTCTGCAAAGTAAGAAGACAGTTCTTTCTTCTGTTCATGCTAGACGTATTCTTAACAGGATTAAGGTTGGACTTAGCGACGCACTGGACTGGACGATTTTCGACCCCAATACAGAATGGACTCGTATTCAAGCTACCGAACTAGGACATACGCTTCTTCGTCCTATGACTCGTGGCGACGGTATGGGTGGTCTTTATGACTATCGTATTGTCTGCGATGCTCGCAATAATACTCCTGATGTAATTGATGCCGAACAGCTTGCTTATGATGTTTACCTAAAGATTACACAGGTTATCAAAGGTATCCATGTTAGGGCTATTCTTACTAGAACGGGGGCCTCGTTCGAGGAACTCATAGATATGGGTGTATAGTTGATCCTATTGAAGAAATCTAGGATTACATAAAATAGGACTATAGATAATGGCAAGAGTTTCATTTACTCAATTAAACAACCTTTCGGATACTATTAGTGCCGAAGCGTATGAACTTATCATCCCCAATATCCCTCTAGGTGGTTCCACTCAAGAACTTACTCTACGTTGCCAGCAGGCAATGATTCCGGGATACAGCAACGAAGCATTTGAATCCCTTCTTCATGGACACGTTCTTAAATTCCGTGGCCGTAAGATGTATCCTCGCCAGCTATCTGTTAGCTACGTTGAAGGTTCGTTCCTTGAAGCTTGGACTATTCTCAAGGCGTGGGACGAATTTATTGTCGGTACTGACTCCGGTAATTCCAGTGCTTATAAAGACACTTATTCAACTACTGCCTCACTAGTTATCTATAATACGACTGGAGCAGTGGCTGGAACTATGCGTCTGGAAAACTTCTTCATTCAGGAAATTTCAGATGTAACTCTGGATGGTACTAGTTCAACTCCTATGCTTATTCCCGCTATGTTCTCATATGATAGGCTTATACCATCCACTGTCGGTATTCGTTAATACTTATTTACATAGCTAAGCAATAATCTATTTATACTAAAATAGATTTTTAGATAAAATCAGACCCGTGGAAGTTAATTCTCTTATAAGGATTACTTCCACGGGTTTTTATTTGTGTCATGGCTGTTTCATTTCAAGAATTAAATGCTTTACCAGATATATTAGGAGGAGGCCGACACGAGCTGTATTTTCCTAGTATAGCTGCTATCAATGTTAAGCAGTTAATGCTGACTAACACGCAAGTTACCATACCTAACATTGGTGTAGGGCATATTAAAGCTAAATTACTAGGACATTCACTAGGTTTTAGAGGCGGGTTATCTTTTGATAACACGCTTAATTGTTCTTTTTATGAACTTTCTGATGGTTCAAACGTAAAATCGCTTTTTTCGTGGTATAAACTAGTTAGAAATCTAGACGATGGTACTTCTCTATTGAAATCCCAATACGCAGCAAATGGTAGATTTAAGTATATAAATACTCTTGGAGAACCTGCTATTGAAGCAGATTTATATAATATGTTTCCAGTTGTTATAACACTACCAGAAGCTTCATCAGAAAACAGTAACGCTGTAGAATTTCAAGTTACTTTCAATGTAGACAAGGTTGATATAGATGGAACTTCGGCCTCTATTGAAGATCTATACGAAGCTATGAGAGGTGCTGGTTGATGCTTAATTTCACTAGCGCTTTAACTATTAAAGACCCCGCTCTAGTTAGCAGATGGTTTCTATCTGTTCCAGATGTATCTCATCCGTATGAATGTATAGCTGAAACCGTAGAACTACCTTTTGATAAAAACCCACCTAAAGGTAGACATTTTCAAGGTACGCAGCGGTTTTATCCTGATTTCCGTGATATAGACGGCGTTACAGTAGTATTTTGGGAAACCCACGATTTTCAAGTAGCTAGGTGGTTAGAGAGATGGCGTAAACAAGTGTATAGAACCAATGGTTCCTACGGATTACCAGTAGACTATAAAAAATCCATGTACGCTTATATGTATAGTCTAACGTCGAACTCTCCTATTCTAACTTATCATTTGGAAGGCTGCTGGCCTACTGATAAAATACCGTATAATCTAACTCATGAAGACGAAGAAGGTAGGATTCAAACTGCCTGCTTGTTTAGTGTAGATAGAGTTGATCCACAAGAATAAATAAAAATAGAACACAAAGGAAAATGACATGAAGCGTGTAGCTGTAGACGATGATGATTTCAAGTTGGATACCCCCGCTAAACCTGTTGTTAATAGACCTGAACCAGATACACCTAAAAACCCCTTTAGTGAAGAAGTAACAAAGAAATACACTAGTCCTTTAGCTGCTCAAGAGGAAGAAGAACTAGAGGAAGTATACGTTATTCAACCTAAAGCTCTGGAAGAAAGTGAGATTCCAGCAGCTAAAGTTACATCTTCTTTAGGGGACGAGTGGATTAGACAGGAACTGCCTTCACATTGCATACCTTACGATTTTAAAGAAGTGTTCCTTAGACCGCTGAAATTCACTATGTTAGGTAAAATTCATGCGGCAAATGTGAATAAATCCTATACCATGTTATTGGATGCCCTTAACGCATGTATTTCTGTGGATATACGCGATCTTACTCCAGCTGACCTCACTTTTGCTATGTATTGGATAAGGGATAATAGCTATCCTAAGTCTCCTTTGAAATTTAAGCATACTTCCAGATATGGGAATATTGTAGACATTACAGTACGTAAATCCGATTTGGAGATAAAAGAGCTGGAAATGACAGCCACAGAATACAAAAAGTGGCAGGAAAAAGGGTTTACCTTCCCGCGTGTTAGGGATATGGAACTACTTTTCGGGGATTCCGTATCAGAAGACGTAAGATATCTATTAGAATACGCACAATACGTACATCTTTCTAAAGAAGAATCAGAGGATTACGAAGATTACGCTCAAAAGAAAATAGATAAGATCGAAAATGAGCTAGGCCTTGAAGCTATTGATGAGATTGAAGCGTTCTCTGAGCTAATTACTCATGGTGTGATTGAAACTGTTAAATTTAAAGATCCTAGATTTAAGCCAGAAGCGGCAGTAAAATTCTTCAAGGAAAGAGCTAAAGAGATACGAGAACGCATCGTTAATATACCTACTGTTACTCATACTTCCGAGTTTGATGAACAAGTATTAGCTTTCCTTAGACTAGCAGAAGAATTGGAAAAAGAAGCGGAAGAAATCCAACTTAAGCTGGAAAAAGGTGAAAAAATAGAGGCTAAAGAGGAGGTCGTTGAGGTTTCTATTACTTCGACGGATTTCTTTCCCCCTGTACGATCCAATATTTCTTCTTGATATTTGCTATGACTTAGCAAAATATAGAGGAATACACATATTGGAGACTGACCCAGCTATTAAATTCTTCCATCATTACCAAAAATTAGTAACAGACAGTAGAAATTCAGATACCTTAGACCCTTATCCAGTTAAACACATCGGTAATTTAAAAGTTATTGTAGACGCCATAGCTCAAATGATGAAACAACAGGCTCAGGCGTTGAACGCTATATTGAAAAGGCGTTAGAATATGGCTACAGCAAGCGGATTATATAGTGATAGAGTAAAAAATATAATGAATGATCGTTCTTCTACAGACGATCGCGCCGCTGCTTATAAAGAATCTGTTGAAATCAAACAACAGAAGAATAAACTGGATAAATTGGATGAAACTACTAGGGTATTTCAGGCGCAGCTACTGAAATCCACTCTAAATTCAGAAGAACACCTTAAGCACATAGCCAAACATACTAAAATTATGGCTAAAGAGACCATGCTTAGTCAGATACTTACTCTGGCTAAGTATACATGGTTTGCCTATAAACTATTAAAGGTGTTTAAGCCACAAATTCTTACGAATACTATAGATAGATTTGAAAGGTTTCTTAATAGAGCTGGATTTGGTGCTAAGGGTATGCAGCAACAGTGTTGCTGTGATAGCCGAGGTATGGCTGGAAGAATGTCTAGACGTGGTAGACGCATGGATAGACGGACTTCATCTTCTGGTGGAAGGTACGAGGCTTCTCAACGCTCTGCTGAAAGAATGGAACGCTCACGTAGAGCTACCATGGATAGGTCTGAGCGTATTAGACGTAACGCAGATGAGTTAAGACAGCGTAAAGCTTCCCAAATCCAAGCTAAACAGACTCAAGAAGCTATTAATAAGTCTATGAAAAGATGGAACCATTCAGCTAGAGGTTCTATTAAAGGTATTTTTGATAGTAGTGGTGTAGGCTTACGTAATAGTTCTAAAGCTATTAGTAGAGCTGCTGCTTCAAGTTCTTCCAACTTAGTTAAGATGGGATTAGCGAGCGTAGCTGGTGTCGCGGCAGCTATGTCAGGTATTTTTTCAACAGTCCTTGGTATTGCTAGTAGGGGTGTTGGTATGCTGGCTAAGGCCGGTATGTACGCAGGCAGAGGAGTATATGGAGCTGGGGCAGCTACTGCTAGAATCGCTATGTCCAAGACGGGTATTAGCGCTCTAAGTAGAATAGGTGGTCCCGCTGTTATAGGTTTAGGGGCCTATAATATGGCTACTATGGATGTTGGTCAGCAGCTAAAAACAGGTAAAGACACAGGGTTAGGTAATAGATACGTATCAGGTATAGGCTCAAATCTTAATTCACTTCTCTTTGGGTTGCCTGATAAATTTATAGCTAGTCAAAATTTAGGACCAGGTAGCGCAACAAATTTATCGCAATTGTTAGAGGATATAGATCATAGTGCTGGCTCTGGTATTGACTGGTTAACCGGATTACTTGGGTATGATACTAAAATAGGACGTAAGGGTATTATAGGAGCTATAGGTAATCAGTTTCAAAACGAAGCTGTTACTATGTATAACAGAGCTAGAACTTTTTTTAACCCTGTAACAAAAGCTTTAGAAGACCAGACAGAAGCTTTAACTGGTAGTTTAGACACTAATTTCAAAAATATGGAATTAGACCATAGAGAAGCTAGAAAAATAGAATATGACCGACTTAAAGGGTTATTGCCTGGTATGGGGGATGGTTTAGGTGAAGCTGGTTTTGCTACATCTCCTGTACTTCGTAGACCGGGCGGATATAAAGCCGATGCGGATTCTTCTTCTACTGGATATGTCGCTTCTCCCCCAGCAGGTAGATCTACAGATGATAGAGGCCGTAGAAGTCTATTTAGTGGAGATTTGTCTATAAGACCGGGGGATAGTAAGTTTTCCCAAGGTTGGTCTCAACACGATGCCACAGGATTTAGTACTAGAACTCCAGAGGGATTTTCTGGAGAAGCTGGGCCTTACGCCCAAAGATTATCTATGAGAACGGTAGATCCTACGGGGTCTTCAGCTAGATTAGGATCTATATCTGCTAAATATGAAGGTAAGGTAGACACCGTAGGCGGTGACGGTGGTAGAGCTTATGGAAAATACCAATTTGACTATAAAGCAGGTGGTTTACAAACTTTCTTTAGGGATAACCCAGAATACGCTGCTAAATTTGAAGGATTATCCCCCGGTACGAAAGCTTTTAATGATAGGTGGAAGCAGGTTGCTAGAGAAAACCCAATTGCTTTTGAAGCCGCACAAGATAGATCCGCTAAAAATATTTGGTATGAACCTGCTAGAAAACATGCCGAATCTTTAGGATTCAAAACATCGGATAGGGGTATACAAGAAGCTCTATTTAGTGGCTCTATTCAACATGGTGGTATCAAAAAGATTCTAGATAGAACCGCAGCCTTAGAAGGTTTTGCGGATATGACAGAACAACAGCAAATACAAGCTTTTTATGACCAGCGTGCTAAATATATTGATACAGATACTAGATTAACAGGTGACAGACGTTCTGGTGTATTAAATAGATATAAGAACGAAGTTAAAGATGCCCTAGCTTTATCTGGGCAAAGTGGTCCAACAGCCTTTCCTACGATCGCTTCTACTGCCCCTAATATAGGGTTAGCTGCTGCTTTACCAGAAGTAACGGGTGGATCGGCGGCTCAAATCGCTATTGATATGAATAACAGGGGTGTTAGAAATCAAGATATAACTTCTGATATGAAGAATATTATACAATATGCAGGGGGTCAGGCTGGAATTAGCCGTATTTCTGTTACTTCTGGTGGACAAGACCCAGCGAGTAAGAAAAATGCTAGACGTACAGGTAGATCTAAGAACCATGACCACGGTAACGCGGCTGACTTTGACATGTTCGTTACTAACCCCGATGGTACAGAAAGACAGCTTAGATACAGTAATCTTGAAGATCGTAAGATTATAGAAAATTTTGTAGAACATGCATTTAAAGCTGGTGCTACCAATGTTGGCGTTGGACCGGGTTATATGGCTGACGGCCGTATACATCTAGGTAATACTGGGGCTGATGGTCGTGTTTGGGGTAAAACCATGGAATACGGCTCCAGAGAACGTAATATAGAAGCTGCGATGGAACGTGGTAGAAGTCAAAGAGCTGGATTTGACTTAGCCTCGGCTCTTAGTCCTTCATCTGGAATGGCGCCAATCCCTGTAGAAATAGCTTCTATTAGCCCCAAAACTCATGAAGAAGCTGTAGCTCACTATTCTCAAAGTAGCGGTTTAGGGTCTATATTTGGTATAAATAAAGCTGCAGCTTCTGAATTACCGGATCATTTAAAAGGTTCTCAAAGTTCAGCTAAGGGTAACAGACTAGGTAGTGGTTTATATGCTAATTCAGCGTCTGGCGCTATCGTAGAAGATCGAATTAATCAGGCTCATCAGGCTACTACAGCCCATGTAGCAGCTGAAAAAATACGACCAAATGTTAATCCTGAAGCTTCGATAGCCAATGCTTCTACAGGTATAACTATCCCATCATCAGTAGATTTTTCTCAAAATGTACCTACAGTTAACACTCAACCACCTGAAAACCCAATGGGGGGTAATTCAGGAGCTAGTTTATCAAATATACCTCATTACGCTGATCCTGAATTGATGTATCCGCTACTTTATCATCATATGAATAATTGAGATTACTATGCCGTTTAACTCTAGTATTTCAGATGTTACAGACAATTATAGAGTAGCTAAAACTACTAACCCGCTATATTTGGTGGATATATGGTGCCCCGGACATGGTTTCGGTGTTCAAGTAGACATGCCAGAACAACTAGCCTTGGCTGTATCCTCTGAGTGGGAAAGTCGTCTACCGTCCACTATTGCTCAAGCTTGGTCTTCTATATCACCTTTAGGAGGGGGGGCTGGTCAAGGAGCTTCAAATATTTTTGGCTGGGATGCTATTCACCAAGGTATGAGTTTTCAAATGTGGGTAGGTACAACCCCAATTGAAATACCTTTAACAGTTCTATTCGACGCGGAAGATAGTGGATTAAAGGATGTATATGCGCCTATAGCTAAACTACAAAGTATAGCTTTACCTAGAAACGACCGAACAATGGGAAATAATTTCTTAGTTCCGCCCGGCCCTAATGTTGGTATTGAATGGGGTGGTTCTGGTTATGGTGTATACATAAAAATAGGAAGAATGATGATGTTCGTTGATTGTATTCTAGTATCAGTCAACGCTGTATTTGACGCTAGATTAGACAATAGGGGTTATCCTATTAGCGGTCAAATAGATATGGTCATACGAACTTCTGTTACATATGGTAGAAGTGATTGGCTTAGAGCTATGGGGTTAGGTGGGGGTCCAAATGAATACTACTAATGTTACAGAAAAAGAAGCTAGACAAGAAACTTTTGTTACTTTTTTATCATCAGGAACGTCGAAGCAATTAAGATTATCTACGGTATTAGAAATAAACAACGACTGGATAAATCCGTGCAGTCCAAAATTTATAAAATTACTTAAATTGCCAAGAGTAATATCTGTTACCTACAGAAATACCCCTATAACTTCTATGAGTCAAAGGATATATGGTACTACTTCACTATGGTATTTGATTGTAGCTTGCTCTGGGTATCTTCACCAACATGAAATACCAAATGGAGAAAACATATTGTTACCCGATCCAATTTCTGTAGCTACAGCTTTAAAAGAAACCGCTGAAAGCAACGTTGGCAAAACTATTATAATATAGGAATTTGTTATGCAGGGCGTTGAAGGTAAATGGGCTCTTGAAGTAAAAGTCGATGGAAAAGATTTACATCTTAATCCGTCTAATGTGACTGCTATAAACGTTGTATCGAATGTGCAGCAAGCTTTACCTTCTTTTAATATAAGTTTTAAAGATGATACTGGTTCTATTTTAGATAATTTAATGAGTGATGGGTCTAAAGTCACTGTATCCATAGGTAATCCTTCACACCATATATATAATGGTTTAAACTTCCTTGTATCAGGAAATGTAAAAGTTACTCCTAGACCTAAATCTACACATATCGAATTTAATGCTATTCTTGATAATATTGGCTGGCTTAGAAAGATGGTGGACAAACCGTATAAGGGTACAGCCGCCAAAGTTATAGAGCAGCTAGCTGGAGAAGTAGGTTTATCCACCGACATAGATGACTCTATGGATGACATGACATGGCTACCTAATAGACTTCCATTTGTAGGTTACGCTAATCACTTATTACAAAGATCTTTTGCGGGTGAGGGTGACGCTTTAGTTATGGCTATCACAGATATGGGTAAACTTAAACTGAAAAAATTAAGTAATCTTATAGCCGGTAGTGGTAGTGGTATAACCTTATCTCAAAATGAATCTTTTGGACATACAATTTTAGATTGGATAACAGTACCTAAGGCTAATTCCCCTAATGCTAGTCACGGGTATGGATCTACCTCAATAGGTATGAATCAAGACGGCAGTATATTTGAAGGGAATGATGTAGCTGTTAAGTTAATGTCTAATGCTACGTCTATTATGTCGGGTATTAAAGACACTATTGGTCAATTAGGTATGAGAATTAATGCCTTGGCTCCTCTAGCGGGTAATACCCATGAAAAATGGTATGAAGGAATACACCAAAACCCTAGAGTGCTTTCTACATATTCTTTTGATATAGAAGTTCTTACTGATATTCCTACTAAATTAGAGCTACTAGACACCGTTAACTTTAGGCCTATAAACCCTGGAACTGCCAATGAAGCTACTAAATTATCAGGTAAATATATAGTCACAGCCATAAATAAGACTATAATGAATGGAAGATTCTTTGAAAAACTGGTAATAACAACACAAGGCGGTAATTAATGCCTAGTTTGCTTCCTATAGGTCAAAATATTAGACCTAAACTAGCTAAAAATGATTTAGTAGGGTATGTTATTGATAATAATGACCCTGAAAAGCGTCAAAGAGTCAAAATAAGATGCGCTCAATTACATCGCAACGTAGAAGACGCAGACCTTCCTTGGACAATTCCTGATACCACACAGGGTAGGGCTAATGCGGGGGCTGGGGCTGGTTCTGTAAATGTACCTGTTTTATATTCAAAAGTATATTTCAGATTAGATGATAATGATCCCCATAATCCTAGGTATTCGGGTTCACCTACTACTGACGATGTTAATAAAGATAACGAACTTCTAAAAGATGAAGAAAACTATCCTCATAGCAGAGGTAGCATAGATGATGCGGGTAATCGTTATAATGTAAATTCTGAAAAAGAAACCATAGATCACACGCATAGATCAGGTACTACAGAACATACCGCCGCGGATGGTGCTAAATCTATATTCTCTGCTTCTGATATGTATTTTACTGCTCAAGGTGATTTGTATTTTACCGCTAAAGGCAAAATATATATTAATGGCGTAGAAGTACATTTGAACAATGGTGGAGAAGCAGGAGGGGTTTCTCCTAGAGAACGTCCACAAATTGAAGATAAAAGCAATCAAACCTCATATTGAGGTTCTGTAAACTTCTTACTAGAAGTTCTGTAAACCTCATATAGTTATAAGAGATTATCATGGCTGAATGGTTGTTACATAGTCAAAGACCAAATGTTAAAGCAGCAATTCAGCCTGCTAAACTACGGTTTAGTGATGTAGACTGCGATTATGGTATTTCAAGAAAGCATTCTGATTTACTAGTTGATAACAATTTGGCTATCACTAATCATATAAAGAATCTTCTATCCACGCCTATAGGTACAGAAGATTTTGAGCCTGGTTATGGATCAAATCTTCCTTACCGAATAATGGACCCAGTAAATATATATTCCGCTTTTAATATTGAAACAGATACTATCGTAGCGTTAATGACATGGATGAGTGATAGAATATTCGTTATCCTAAGTGATACTTTTGTAACTCCGTTAGATTCAGGTGATGGATACCTAATTCAAATTACATACGTAAATATAATAGATAACGCTACAGGATTGTTTAGGCAAGAAGTTGTTAGGTAAATAATATGACTGTTGTGAACGCCTTAATAGACGCAGCCTTAGATTATATCCAACTAAATAATCCCGTGTTTTTTAATTCGGTTAACAGGCAAGATTTATCAGCTTCTTTACAGGAATCTTTAGAGCAAGCTTTACCTCATGAGTTTAGACTTCAAACTACTAAACCAGATTTTGAAGATATTTTGTATGCCTTTGTTCAAGAACTTCAAACTGATAAGGCTTGGAAAGACATTGTTCATACAGGTACTGGTCAAACCCTGTTAAGAAACTACTCTGCGGGTATTTCTTATCTTCATTTCGCTATTGTACGCGCAGTTCAGAACTCATTTGTATTGCCTGGGTCTTCAAAAGACACTGTTTATCAAGGAATGAATTTCCTTGGTGTTAAAATTCGTCGCAGAATCCCTAATAGAATAAGAGTTAGACTGACTATTCCAGATCATACTTCTATTTTTGTCATTCCTAGATTTACTCAAATAATAATAGGTGGGGAATTATTTTTTAATAGAGAAGAAATTACGTATTCTGTATTCGATTTAGTTAAAGAAGTAATACTTTATCAAGGTACAGTATTCTCTAGACAGGGGCCGGCTGAAGGTTTGCCTTTTGAAACCTTGCAAATAGGTTATGAGAATTACGCTATATCAGAAGAAGACGTGTATGTATCTGTTAATGGTTCACAATGGGTAAGTAACGCTAAACTTAGACCTTGGATGGCTGAAAGAGAACAAGAAATAGTTTTTGTTAAAACTCTGGAAACCGGCAATATTGAAATAATGTTTGGTAATGATCTCTATGCTAAAAAGCTAGAGGCAAATGACCAATTACACATAGTATGGGCAGAGACTAAAGGTTCGGAATCTTCTTTAATTCCAGCAGAAACAAACTTTGTAATAGATTCTCTTAATTTAACTGTTAGCGGCCTTACGCTTTCTTCCTCTTTTGGTGGCGATAACGAAGTTCCTTTAGAGGTATACTCTCAAATCGGTCCTCATTTGATGGCTTCATCCGGTGTTGGCATTCGTAGAGCAGATTTTAAAGCTATAGCTCTGGAATACCCTAATATCCGTGATGCCTTATTCAGAGGACAAGCTGAATATGCTCCGGGGTTGAGAACATTCCAAAACGTAGTAATGACTACGCTGTTAACAAATAGTCCTTCAAACCTTATGACCGCTGACGAATGGGGGGAGTTTGTTGAATACCTATCTAATAGGTCTACTTTTTCATTAAGATTTGAACGATCAGATCCGATAATTATACCAATTAAAGTTACCGCAACAGTACATTGTAACACTAAGGCAGGATTAGACGAAATTAATTCTGTATTAACCAGTAAATTAAAAGAATTTACTGAGCCTAAGCCAGGAATACTAGGGTATTCTATATATGATTCGGATATTATTTCTATATTAGAGGGTAATTTTGAAAGTGACTTTAATTACGCCAATGTGATTGAGTATATTTCAAATTTTGAATTTAACTATCCTAATCAAGAAATTGATCCAGAAGACGAATTAGATTACGGTATTACGGCAGATGGGGGCGCTATCATAGCAGGTTATTCTAACTATATTCGTATAGAAGAAGTAGACCTAACTCTCGAATATACTCCTAGAAGAACATATCTAGGAAGAACCGATTTATCAAGCGCGGAGTAACCCATTACTATGCGCAATAAAAATAAACCAGATTTTGTAAAACTTCTTAACTATAATCTTAGTTATAACCCTATATTTGAAAATTTATATAAAACCACGACTAAAATTCTGGATGAGCAGATAGGAGAGCCTATTGCTCAGTTATCTAGAATAAGAAGCTCACAGCATATTAAACGTGGTGATTACCTAGACGTAGAAACTAATAGAGGTATTGAGCGTAGTAGAGTAGCTGACGTAAA